TCAGTTCAACGAACATCCTTGCGTAGTTCAATCATTCACTTACGACTTACCTGCAGACGTAGACTACATACGTGCTCGCAGTCAAAACGTCACCAACAGTAACATGCTTAACAAACGCCAAAGTACCAATGCCACAGGTCCTGGCACAACCTGGGGCAATGGCATTGTGGGACAAGCATTGACTACAATTGGTCGATTAACTGCTGCCAAATTGCCCAAAGGAGCAATGAACACACCGCCAGCACCAGCATCATTTGGTCAAAACAGCCCGACCTATGTGCCAACAAAGATGACCATAGCCATATCACTGCTGCCGGTTCAAAGCCGTAAACAACAAAGCCAGCAGTTCAGTCTACGACAGTATGCCAATGGCGACCTACTCAAAGGAGGATTCTGGTAATGGCAACCTACAACGCAACCAGTCCGTACTACACCACAGGTTACAGTCAGTTCTTTTTGGACACCATGGTGAATAGACCAATACCCAGTCAAAGTGATGACCTGCCGTTCACAATCAATCAAACATATCAGTATCGTCCAGACCTGTTGGCATTCGACCTGTATGACAACGGCGGCCTGTGGTGGGTGTTTTATCAACGCAATCCCAACACACTGACAAAACCACCATTGGACTTTGTCATTGACACATTTATCTACGTGCCCAAGATGAGCACACTGCGTACAGTACTGGGATTTTAAACTATGGCAACAGCAGCAGAAATTGAACAACAACTGGCAGCGGCCCGTGCGACCTTGGGCCAATTGGAGGCCAACCAAGGCGCCGTACTGCGTGAAGTTGGTGTGTTGAACGCTGAAAAAGCTGAGTTAATATCTACCGCCGGAAGACTATATCAAGGTGGCGATCCAGCTGGAGCAAAACTTCTACGCGAACAAGCTGGCGCACTTGAAGATAAGGCTTACGCACTGCAAACAGGTCCGGCAGCACAAGCACTGGCAGCCGAACAAGCAAAAATTCGAACTCTTGAAAATGATCTGTATAGAGCACAGCAAAAAGCAGAGTTTGATGCAAAACAAGCATCTGGTCCCACTGCTACAGCCGAAGTAAAAGAATCTGCAGATGGTGCTACACAGAATCCCCCAACACCACCTGCCAGCACCGGTCGGTTAACCACCACCGAAGCTGCCACACTGGCACAAAACACTGAAACCGGAACCAACCCTCCTGTAAAGACTCTAACACAGACACAAAGCGTTCCGCCTCCACTTCCTCCTGGCGCTAACACCCCGTCAGAAGGTCGTCCTGGAGGAGAACCAGGTGCAGCCGCCACAGGAGAAGATGGTGCATCACGGGCCAACACAAAACAAATTCTTGACACTGTTGGCAATAAACCATTTGAGCCCAAGGACAATGTGTTGGATCAGTACGCCAGCTATACCTACAACATTGGCTGGTACATACTGACACCAGAACAGTATACTAAGTTACAAACCAGTGCCAAACCGTCAATAAGTCAGTACAATCTACTGATGCAGAGCGGTGGCGCACCAGCGGTACAACCAGACCTTATTGATGCGTCCGGAAGAAGAAATGCGGCCAGCGATCCTAGATCAACCACCTATACCGGTCCCGCGGCTGCAATAGGCCGCAATCCATTTTTTGGATTGGATTATTATCTTGATAACGTTGAACTAACAAGTACTATAGCTGGCAAAGGTGCCGGCAGAGCAAATAATGTAGGCAGCCTAAAGTTCACAGTGACTGAACCGGCAAACATAACATTGATCAACAATCTGTACAAAGCAGTAAAACAATTGTATCCTGACACTAACGCCACTTACAGCGACGCATACTACGCATTGATCATAAGATTCTATGGATACGACGAAACTGGAAAAATTGTACAGGCCCGCAATGGGGATAATAACAACGCTGTTGTGGAAAAAATTATACCTTTTAAATTGAGCAATATTGAATTTACTGTGTCTAACAAGCTGGTTGAATATCAAGTCACAGCAGTCGGAACTCCTTATGACATTGGGTTTGGTTCAAACCTAGGTGTAATCAAAGAAAAAATTGAAGTTTCTGGTGCCACGGTAAAAGATCTAATGACCAAAGGTGCTGGACCGGTAGAAGTATCACCAGATGATGGAAGAGCATCAACTACTACCCCACAGACTCTGATAATCGACGGAACGCCTAATCAAGAGCTAGGTGGTGGAACCATCAACAGCTTAGGAGCAGGAGCATAACATGGCCACAGGATTTCAACTTACTCCAGAAGAATTACGAATTATAGCAGAGAACGGCAGCCCGCGAGATCAAGCTGCTGCTGCCAGCGGCCGATTTGCACAAACATTTAATCAATCCATTGCCAATCAAGGAGTCAGAACTCTAGATTCGTCTGGAAGAAGAACTGCGGCCAGCGACCCTAGGTCAACTACCAATAAAGCAACTAGACAAGCACCGCCCAAGGCCAACGCAGCCCCCAGTGTCAGCAAAAATCTTGCACAAGGACTGATGGAAAGTCTAAACGCACAAGAAGCTGAGTTGATCAAAAATGGCGTATGGGAAGTTGCAAACCGGTACAGTGTAGAATTTGCCCCGGCATCATTGGGCGACGCTCGTGTTACTAAATTTGGTAAAGCCGACAAAGCAAAAGTACCAATGCAACAATCAAAGAATCCAGCTGACCGAGTTAATCCCGAAAGTAACTCAGTTGCCTACGATTTTAGAACACAGATTTTTGCAGCAGGCACGCCAATTCTAGTGATTATGGATGAGATATTAAAAAACAGCTCATACATTGCTGACCAGGCCAGAGCATTTGTTGATCAAGTAAGTGGGTTAACCAAACAACAAAAGCCATTGGGAAATTTAGTATGGTACAAAATTTCTGTAGGTGCCACTCCAATAGAGCCATTTGATAAAAAACGTGATGCATACGCACAAAATATCAAATATGTAATTTCTGCGTATCCTATAAACAGCATGCAAAGCGAATATTTTCCAGAATGTAATATACGAGGCCGCCACAAAAGTTACAAGTACTGGTTCACTGGACAAAACACACAGGTGTTGTCATTTGAGCAAAAGTTCAACAGTTTATACGGAACAACATTTACCAACCCAAATGAATTAACAACCACCAGGATAGCTGCCAATACTCTTATAAGGCCGCGCCGCGAGTATCAGGCAGCAGTGTCTGACAGCAACAGTCAAGGCGCTGAAAAAAATGCCAATTCAGTGGGTGCATCGGCTGCTGATTATTTGTATAATAAAGCAGACCTTGGTGAGGCCAATTTAACCATTGTTGGCGATCCAGCATGGATACAACAGGGCGAACTGGCTCACTCTCTTGATGCGGCAAGTTTTAATTTTGATCCGTTTAATCCAGATGGATCAATCAACTATGACGCACAAGAAATTGTGTTTGATATACAATGGAACCCCGGCGTGGATTATGACTTGACTGGCACTGGCCTGGCCAACCCTAATGTGTCAGAAAATCCACAGGCAGTGTACACATACAAAGCATGAAGTGGTTAGCAAATTCAGCAAAGGCAAGTTTACACAAGACATTAAGGGAATTTTTATTGATCTAGTTGACCTTACTGCACAACCGGCTGTTGCAGATTCCAATCAAACCAACGCTGAAACTGCCAGACTGGCAAGACAAAACGCTGATGCTGGTGTGCGTCCATCGGCCATGGCAACAGCAGTTCGTACTCCGCCTCCACTTGGTGCCACCAGTGTCACAACCAACCAGCCAACATCGGCAATAGCAAAAGGAACACAACAGTTGTTAAATCCGCCGCAAACCACCAATCCAAGTCTCACACAACTGCAGTCTAGTCAAGCATATATAAGTGCCCGTAGGTCTGGAGCAACACCACAGGCAGCGTTAGATGCGGCAAGACAAAGTTTTAGTGCCAATGGCACAGGCAGTGTTGTGCCAGTTCAACCAATCAATAGAGATACATAATGGCAGATAATATTATCAGAACCAATGGCACTGCGCCAAATTATAAACTTGACCGTGGCGGCATGACCTCGCAGTTTGGACCATTCATTGGGATAGTAAAAAACAACGTGGACCCTACCAGACAAGGCCGTTTACAAGTTTACATTGAACAGTTTGCTGGTGGAAACCCTGACGATAAAACAGCATGGACCACAGTGAGTTATTGTCCACCATTTTACGGCGCAACTCCTCCGAGGCCCGGTAAAAAAGGTGACACTGACAGTGTTGGCGGATACCTTGATGGTAATCCGCAAAGTTACGGCATGTGGTTTACACCACCCGATGTTGGAGTCAGTGTATTATGTGTTTTTGCCAGCGGCGACCCCAGCCTTGGATATTACATAGGGTGTATTCCTGATCAAGGCATAACGCATATGGTTCCTGCAATTGGATCAAGCAAGGCGTTTGACCTGCAAAACAGCGATCAAAAAAGCTATTACAATGGCGCCACAGTGTTGCCAGTAACTGAAATCAATCCAAACAATTCTAAAATTGATGATAACCCACAGTTTTTTAATCAACCAAAGCCAGTACACAGTTTTCTAGCCGCAGAAATGTTCCAGCAAGGCACACTTGGCGATCCACAGCGTGGACCTATAGGATCAACCAGTCAACGAGAAAGTCCCAGTGCTGTGTTCGGAGTAAGCACCCCGGGTCGAGCTGTGTACCAAGGTGGATTAACTGAATCTAAAATTAAGGACCGCATTACGGCCGGATCAATCTCTGCCGCAGACGTCACTATAATTGGTCGCCAAGGCGGTCACAGCATTGTGCTTGACGATGGCAACTTGGAAGGCAACGATCAGTTAGTACGAATTCGCACTGCCGGCGGACATCAAATCACCATGAGTGACGACGGCAACTTTTTTTACATCATACATGCCAATGGTCAAGCGTGGTTAGAATTTGGACAAGAAGGCACAGTTGATGTGTATGCCACAAACTCAGTTAATGTTCGCACACAAGGCACAATTAATCTACACGCAGACAAAGACATTAATATGTTTGCTGGCGGCACAATCAATATGAAAAGCATGACCGGTACAACGTTAGAAAGTGAAAGAACAATAACCCTGGCCAGCAATGCTGAAATGACTCTTTACAGTAAAGCTCGCATTGGGGTACGTGCCGACGGCAGTCTTGCCGTGGTCAGCAACAATGGATCCTGGAACGCAGGTAGTGCAATGGTATTGCGAGCAGGCGGAATTGATCTCAATGGCGGATCTGCTGAAAATGTAGAACCTCCTGTCAAACTAGAAAAACGCATAATGCCCGACACCGAGTTCAACAATGCCACAGGCTGGCAAATATCAGCCACAGGATTGGAAAGTATTGTGACACGAGCTCCCACACACGAACCGTGGCCGTTCCATAATCAGGGCGTTGAAGTTGAAGTTGCTATGGAGGAAGGACAGCCAACTACCCCGCCCAACACTCCGCCATTGCCATCAGGCTGGAGTGGGACAGTGACAGGTGCGTCAAATGGTTAAGTTTACATTTGCATTGCCAAACGGACAGTTGTTCGCATTGGATGGCCCCAGCGGCGCCACGCGAGCACAAGCAGAAAAAATATATCTTCAACAGCTGGCTGCTGGTGCATTCGTTGGGTTAAGGTCTGGCGATCAATTACAGTCTCGAGAAAACACAACAATTCAATTTACTCAATCTCGTCTTGATCGTGGCACAGCAGGTGTCCCGGATACGCCGTTGCTGGCAATTTATAATGGTGGCGTAATATCTTCGTTGCCTGTGCTTTCTAATGTTCCAATCAACAACGGCATCACGGTAGCAGACTATGTGGGTCAATCAACAGTGACCGAAGGCATCGGTCCACTATCAACCGCACAAGTACAGGCTGTGATGGCTGCTGTTGCGGCCAGTGTGTGTCAACCTGCCGATGTAGTAACTGATGAACTGGGTGTTGGCAAGTATGGACTGAGTGCGCAACAATTAGAAGACGCCGGATATTTAAAATGCGGCACTACCGCTAGATTTTTAGGACAAGCACAATGACCGGATTAACTGATGTATTGAAAAGTCCCAGTGTATGGACAGGCAAAGATGGAGTTGCTGGAGTAACAGACTTGTTAAAAAATCCTCCACTGCAGGATAAAATACAGTTTGGATTAATGAAGTCTAGTTTTGACACCTTGGTTAAAACTGGAGAAATTGTAACTCCTGGCACAGATTTAAAAGCACCAACCGGCCTGTTATATAATGCGGCTGCAAATGCTGGAAAAAGTTTGATATCACCCACTGCTGGTCTAGTAGAAGTTCCTAAAGAACTAGGCAGTCTATCTTCTGGCAGCTTATCTAGTTTAACCGGCGGGTTTGCCAGTGCGTTAAAAGGAGCAGGAGTTGACTTGGCCACAGGAAAAATTTCTACAGTAGAATCAGCATTTGCGTCAGGCGGGGTTTCTGGAGCCGCTGGAGCACTGTCTGGGGCATTATCAGGTGTCACTGGAGCTCTTGGCAGCGCAGCCGGCGGTATCACTAGCAACTTCGGCAGTGTGTCATCATTGGCCAATAACGGTACAGCGCAACTGGGCGGGCTGTTAGCAAATGCCAGTAAGTATGGAGTTGGCACAGCAGTTGAATGGGCTAAAACTACATCTGGAGCCACTGGTGCGATAGCAGGAATATCTGGCAATTTAACCAGTGGGTTTGCTAGTAGTCTACAAGGAGCAGGAGTTGATCTTGCAACTGGTAGAATTGCGGCAGTAGACTCGGCATTTGCATCAGGTGGCGTAACCGGAGCAGTCGGAGCATTATCTGGAGCACTCGGAGGCGCTACCAATAGATTAACATCTGGACTAACAACTCAAATGGATTCACTGGCCAAACAAGGAGAGTTTGCAGTTAACTTCAGTGACTTTAAATTGCCAGCCGCAGTGGCCGGCATTGTTCCGGCTGCTGGATTTAAAGGAACCATTGATAGGTCTACATTAAATGCGGCAACTGCTAAATTAATTGGTAGTGATAAAATAGGATTGCCTGACTTTAGTCCACAGGCACTTGACACATCTGCACTAACTGATGCCGCAAACAAGGCCAAAGGATTGTTAACTGGCGGCCTGGATGCCAATGGATTGCTGTCCAGGGCGTCTGGTGCAGGAGGACTAGCCTCACTTGACAGCAAAATTAATGCATTAGGTGATCCTAATGCCCCACCATATACCGGCACTGATCCTGTTATTAGGGCAAGATTGGGATTGCCACCAGTTGCTGCTTGAATAACTGAGTAAATACAATATGACAACATTTGTAGGATTTAACACAATCAACCAGCCGAAGAAGTTTACACTGGTAGACTTTGAATTGATCAAGCGTGACTTGTTGAATGCATTTAACATACAGCAAGGGCAACTGGTTGGACGGCCTGGCTACGGTACAGTGATCTGGAGTTATCTGTTTGAAAATCAAACACAAGACACTGAGCGAGCAATCCTAGCAGAAATACAACGTGTGGCCGGCTTAGATCCTAGAATCTACATTGAATCTGTCGAAATGTTTCCGCAAGACAACGGCATACTGATACAGATTGCACTGACCACAGTGCCCGGGCAAACAACACAGTTCTTGTCATTGTTTTTTGATCAGCAAAATCAGACTGCGGGCTACGTGTAAACATAAACTGGGTGGTTTATTTTCGCCATAAATAATCTACAAGATGGATTATTATGGCAAAAACTACTAGACAAACTGCGGTATTTGGTGTTGAGGATTGGAAACGAATCTATCAAACCTACCAAGAAGCCAACTTCCAAAGTTATGACTTTGAAACTCTTCGCAAGAGTTTTGTTGATTACATACGACTGTACTACCCAGAAACATTCAACGACTACATTGAGTCTAGTGAATTTATTGCCTTACTAGATGTGATGGCGTTTATGGGTCAGGCCTTGGCCTTCCGTACAGATCTCAACACTCGTGAAAATTATCTAGACACTGCTGAACGTCGTGACAGTGTGGTCAAACTTGCTAACCTAGTCAGCTACACCCCCAAGCGTAACACAGAAGCATCCGGATACCTCAAAGTATTTTCAATTCAAACCACAGAAAACATTGTGGACTACAACGGCATTAACCTGAGCAACATCACTGTTAACTGGGCCGATCCAACCAACTTTGACTGGCAAGAACAGTTCACTGCTATCTTGAATTCTGCGCTGGTTGATACACAACGTTTCGGCCGGCCCGGCAACAGAACCATCATCAACGGAATTCGCACAGACGAATACACTGTTAACTTGTTGCCTGGCTTCTTGCCAGTGATCCCCTACAGTTCTGTCATTGATGGCGTCAACATGCCATTTGAAGCAGTCAGTGCCACAGCCACTGGCCTCGGCTATGTATACGAACCCAGCCCACGTCCCAATGGACAATTCAATGTGTTGTTCCGTAACGACCAATTGGGTTTTGCTAGTGCCAACACAGGTTTTTTCTTCTTGTTCAAGCAAGGAGTACTGCAAAACCAAGACTTTAACTTGCCAGAGCGCATTGCCAATCGTGCAGTGAACATCAACATCGAAGGTATCAACAACACTGATCGTTGGTTGTATCAGTTGGACAACGTGGGCACCATTAGCCGAGAGTGGGAGTTTGTTGAAAGCGTGTACACTGCTGCCGCTGAACAGCTCACAACACTGCGTCCAATATATTCAGTTACCAGCAGAGCCAACGACCAGATCACCATGAACTTTGGTGATGGTGTGTTCTCTGAAATTCCTGTTGGCACTTTCCGTGCTTATGTTCGTGCATCAAACGGATTGCAGTACATTATCAATCCAGAAGAAATGCAAAATGTCTTGCTGAGCATTAGTTACGTTAGTCGCACAGGACAACTGGAAACACTCACAATGACATGTGGTATCACTGAGCCAGTGAGCAATGCTCTTGCTCGTGAAACACTGGACGAGATCAAGCAACGTGCTCCTGCTCGTTACTACACACAGAACCGCATGGTCAATGGCGAAGACTACAACAACTTTCCATTTACCCAGTACAATTCAATTATCAAAAGCAAAGCATTGAACCGTGCGTCAATTGGCACAAGTCGATACCTTGACCTGGTTGACAACACTGGAAAATATTCAAGTACCAACACATTCTCCAGCGACGGTGCCTTGTACGAATACAATGCGCTGCCTACATTCTTGTTCTCGTGGTTGACCACAAACGAAATCAGTGATGTTCTCACCAACCAGGTTGAAGTGAACTTGGCCAACAGTCCGGCCAAACAATTTTACTATGCCAATTTCCCTCGCCCCTCGTTGATACCACTAGCAGTGACCTGGAACGAAAGCACAACACTGGCCAACGAGACCACCGGCTATTTTAAGAATTCTGCAGGAAACCCAGTGCCACTGGGAATATATGCCAGCAACAACATGAAATACGTTCAAACTGGCAGTTTGGTCAAGTTTGTTCCACCTTCGGGCTATTACTTTGATGCCAACAATAAATTGGTATTGGGAGTTCCTACTCGAGCAGATGAAAAGTTAGTAGTCTGGGCCGCGGCACAGGCCATATACAACGACGGAACAAATCAAGGCGCAGGCAATTTTAGCAACGGTGTTGGGCCTGTAGTTCTTAATAATTTTGTGCCTACTGGTGCAGTTTGCAGTCAGGTTATTCCATTGTTTGTCACAGACCTAGGAACTGATGTGCGTAACAGTGCTGCCGCACAGATTGAATTGTATCGCAATTTTGGACTAGGTTATAATAATCTAACCAAAACTTGGTACCTGATTACTGCAAACAATCTGGACATTGATGCCACTTGGAGTCAAACATACGCAGGTGATACATCTGGCACAAACTTAGATGCCAGCTGGTTCTTACAGTTTGTAACTGATGGCGAATCGTACACAGTTACCAGTCGAGCACTGAACTACTACTTTGGTAGTGTGTTACAAACACGCTTTTTCTTCTACGGCGATGAACAAATTTATGACAGTCGCACCGGAACCACCATTCGCGACTTTGTCAAAGTGTTAAAAACCAACAGCAGGCCTGATTCAAACTTGCCGCTTGAAAGTGACGTTTCACTGCGCATTATTGACCAGCCAGTTCAACCAGACGGCTATGTTGATGACTATCAAGTACTGGTTTCTTGGCAAGACAACGATGCCGACGGCGTGCCAGATGATCCAGACTTCTTCAGCACAATTGTTGCCCCCACTGTGAACCCTACAACTAAACAAGTATTCTTCCAGCAGATTGTGGACTTTGACAATCTTCAGCGATATGTATTAGTAGAGCCCGGAGTTATCAACTCTCAGTATGCCACACTGGACGACATTGAATTGGTAAAAGCACAGTATGTGGTTGGACAGGTATTCTATGCCTACGGTGTGTACAATACCACAACACTCACATATACTACACCACCGGCATTTTATATCTTGTCGTTGACCAACACAGGCACCACTGAACTTGTGACAACAAATGATTACATAACTCGCGTTGGACGACAAGACTTGGCTTTCCAGTACAGACATAACAGTGCATTGACCAATCGCATTGATCCTGGTTCAACCAACATCATCGATGTCTACGTGGTCACTCAAGCATACTACACAGCATATAGAAATTATATTGTAGATTCAACTGGAACTGTTCCAGAGCCAGATCCGCCATCCCTAGATGCACTAACCACTGAGTATGCAGGACTACAAGACTATAAAATGATTTCTGACAATATGATCATTAACTCAGTTGACTTTAAGCCATTGTTTTGCGCCAAGGCCGCACCGGAGTTACGTGCAACTATCAAAGTGATTCGTACCAGTGGATCTACAGCATCGGTCAGCGAAATAAAGAGTTTGGTGGTGTCATTCATCAACAGTTATTTTGCAATTGAAAATTGGAATTTTGGAGACACATTCTACTTCTCAGAACTGTCAGGATACCTGCATCAGAACATTGGTGACGTAGTGAGTTCTGTGGTACTGGTTCCAATCAGTCCGCAAAAGAGCTTTGGTGACCTGTACGAAATACGTTCTGCACCAAATCAAATTTTTGTCAACGCAGCCACAGTGGCAGACATTCAAGTGATTGAAGCACTAACCAGCACAAACCTTAAAACTGCCCCTGGCAGCGGAGTAATTTAATGGCCACAGTGAGAACGGTAGATTTTCTACCAGAGATATTCCAGACCTCTACCAACAAGCAATTTTTAGCTGCCACACTGGACCAGTTGGTCCAAGAGCCACAGTTTAAAAAGACACAAGGATATGTTGGACGTCGTGTAGGTCCAGGTGTAAATGCTGACGATAGATATGTTGTAGAACCTACTCGAGCTCGCACAGATTATCAATTAGAACCTGGCGTGGTGTTTAGGAAAACTGATTCCACAGTGATCAAGGACGCTGTTACATATCCTGGCATCACTGATGCTCTAGGCACACAAGGTGCTTTTGTTGATCAAAGTGAACGACTCTATACCAGCGAATACTATACCTGGGATCCGCAAATCAACTGGGACATGTTTGTAAACTACGGTCAGTACTACTGGTTGCCCAGTGGTCCACCGTCGGTCACTGTGGGCGGCACAGCAGTTCCAATCACTGCTGATTACACAGTCACAAGAGAGAATGGTGTATACACATTTTCAAACTATACCGGACCAAACCCTACAATTACATTATTGCGTAACGGAAATTATACATTCACTGTGGCACAGAACGCAACAGAAACAGTGAACTATCGCGTCACGGCTGCCACAACATCGGCATACATCATTGATTACTTGCCAAATCCAGCACTGACCTTGGTGCGCGGCAACACCTATGTGTTCGATTTGAATCTGGGCGTAGTATCGCCATTTTGGATCAAGACCGCTCCGTCACAGGGTCGTACTGATCAATACAACACTGGTGTAAGTCGCAACGGTGCAAATGTAGGCAACATTACATTCACTGTGCCACAAGACGCACCCAACACCTTGTACTATGCAAGTGAAACACAGTTCAACATGCAGGGCACATTGACCATTGTTGACGGTACTCCTGGAACAGGTCCAGGTTTTTGGATTCAGGCAGAACCAGGTGTCGAAGGCGTACTGCCTTATGCACCTAACATTTCTAGTAGAGATGTGTTGGGAGTAACCAACAATGGCGAAGATCTCGGAGTCGTTGATTTTGATGTTCCTGAATCTACTGCACAGAGTTTTTACTATGGCTTGACCAGTATTGATCCTGTTGACTTGGCTACCACGTTAACATTTGATCAAATTAACAATGTTTTCTTATCTGAGTTTTTTACAGAGAACCCAACAGGCATTGATGGCATTAAAGAGTTAGATGGTCGCACCGTGGTTTTTCTTAACACAGGCGACGAAGGATGGCAAGTTGTCAGTCAATTTGATCCATTGCCCGGTTCTGGCATTGGAATTGGCAGCTACGACAGCACACCATTTGCAGAATCAGTTCCACTTGACCTAGCCGAACGTTATAGTGTATGGCAAATAACCTACGTGACATCATCAGGTGGCCAGCAGTACATTCAATTAAATCCAGTATTGTCGATCACTGAATTGGAAAAGTTTACTATTGCCTTTGGTACTCAATATTCAAACACCGGATGGTACAAAAATGCCGAAGGATATTTTGAAGCGATTCCTCTGTTGACAGCAATCAAGGATACATTGTACTATCAAGACGGAACAGACCCTGGAATTTTTGGGCAGATACGGTTGCTTGACCAAGACAATTCAACCACTACCTATATCGATGATATCATTGGTAAAAAGAATTATACCAGTTCAAACGGTGTGGTGTTTACCAACGGACTCAAAGTTCAATTTCGTGGTACCACTGTGCCAGCTGAATACGAGAATCAAGAATACTATGTTGAAGGCGTGGGCACAGCAATTAAACTATTGCTGGTCAGTGATTTTGTCACGCCTGAGCCATACACACAAAATGCACTGGTTCCATATGATAGCCTGGCATATGACGTTGGCAACTATGATGCTTCGTTAAATGCACCACTCTTTCCAGAGTATCTTACAATTGGTCGTGCCAGTCCAGATCTAAATGCGTGGACACGTAGTAACCGTTGGTTCCACATTGATGTTATCAATGCTGCTGCGGCATACAACAACACAACACCAACCACAAGCAACATCCAACGTGCTAAACGTCCTATTATAGAATTTAATGCAGGCACACGCTTGTATGATTTTGGAACGCAAGGAAAACTTCCAGTTAATATTGTTGATTTCGGTGTTACAGATGCACTGAGTACCATCAACGGATCACTGGGCTACGGTGTTGATGGATACGAATTTGTCAACGGCACTCGTGTAATTTTTGCAGCAGACACTGATCCAGAAGTAAGAAATAAAATTTACGTTGTGAATTTCATCACACCCGACACAGTGCCACCGCTGATTGCACAACCTATCATTGATCTAGTTCCGGCTGCTGACTCTGCTGTGCTGGTTGATCAAACTGTAGTCACACTCAGCGGATTAACCACACAAGGCACCAGTTACTACTATGATGGTGTTGCCTGGATAACAGCACAACAAAAGACAAAGACAAATCAAGCGCCATTGTTCAACGTGTACGATTCTGCTGGCGTCAGTTTTGGCGACCGTGCCAAGTATCCCAGCTCTACATTTGCCGGCACCAAGTTATTCAGCTATGCCACTGGAACAGGTGCCACGGACACTGTGTTGGGATTGCCACTGCGTTATCTAAGTATAAACAACATTGGCGACATTGTATTTGATAATAATTTTTATACAGATGAATTTATATATGTTGTAAACAATACTTCACAGACTGTTAAAATAAGTGACGGTTACTCGTATCAGTATGCTAGCAGAATCGTCTATGAACGAGAGCTTGGTTGGCAAGTGGCTGCAACTCCCAGTTTAATTCGTCAACAATTCCAGTTTACATACGACGGATCTCCGTTGAGATTTGATATCGTTATACCTGAGAACACAGTTGTTCCTCCAATACAACTTTACGTGGCCAGCACGTACATTTTGCCTTCAGAATACACAGTAACAAGAACCACAACCACAACCACGATTGTATTGAGTAACATCTATACACCTGGGTCAATCGTCGAAGTCCAGGTTCTAAGCAACACGCCGAGCGCCAATGGATTTTATCAAGTACCAATTAATTTGGCCAATAATCCGTTCAACGTCAATAGTCCTTACTTTACTTTGGGAACTATACGAACACATTACGAAAGTATTGCTAGAAATCTAGTAGACTTTTCAGGTGTGATCAACGGTGCAAACAACACACGAGACCTAGGCAACATTGGCCGTTACGGTACAACCATACTGGAACAGAGTGCGCCATTGACTCTGGCCGGCTTCTTTATGAGAAGCAGTGAGTACAACATCTTTAAGTCGTTAGAGTTCAACGATAGAGAATACACCAAGTTTAAAAACAGACTGTTAGAAAATACCATTCGCGGCGAATGGGGCAATTTGACAACAAGCGAAATTCTTGATTTGGTGGTGACTGATTTAAACATTGGCAAAACTAACATAAACAGTTTCTACTACAGCGATATGTTGCCCAGTGGCAATGTGTACACAGACACTGTGTACACAGTGACCCCAATCACAGTTGGCACATTTGACACACTACAAACACACACATTTACTTCTGCAAACTTCCTGGGACTGTTGGTGTATCTAAACGACACACTGCTCACACTGAACTCAGACTACACAGTATCAGCAGACAGTCCAACGCTGACTGTTACTGTTACGTTGGCAGTGGGCGATGTAGTTACTGTTCGTGAGTATGCCGACACTGCCGGAAATTATGTTCCTAATACTCCTACCAAGATGGGTCTGTATCAGGCATATAAACCTGAAATGTTCCTAGATGAAAACTATGTAAACCCAACTGTTGTTATCCGCGGACACGATGGCAGTATTACCGCTGCCTTTGGTGACATACGCGATGACATCCTATTGGAATTTGAACGCAGAATTTTCAACAATTTAAAGACCGAAGGTAATCCAGTACCAATTCCACCCGAAGAAGTGATTCCCGGATACTTCCGCACAACTGATTACACGCAGGCCGAGATCACAACTATCCTGGGCGAAAGTTTCTTGACCTGGGTAGGACAAAACAAACTAGATTATAAAACACAGCAGTACATTGCCAACAATCCATTTACCTACAACTATAGCCAGGCTGGCGATAAAGAAAAAGATTTGCCATTACTGGGAGCCTGGCGCGGTATCAGTAGATATTTCTATGATACACTGAGTCCTAATTATACTCCGTGGGAAATGTTGGGCTTTAGCCAACAGCCTGCATGGTGGGAAACACGCTATGGTCCTGCGCCATACACACAGGATAACTTGGTGTTATGGGACGATATACAGGCGGGCATTGTTGCTGATCCAGCTGGTCCGTATATCAGACCCGACTTCGTAAGACCAAACTTGTCAACTTATTTTATACCCACAGGTACAGAAGGCCAGTTACTGGCTCCATTGGACAGTGTGGTTGGACAATACAATCCCAATGCATTCCGTAAGAGCTGGGTTGTTGGCGACGGCGGCCCTGTTGAGGCTGCATGGTGGACCAGCAGTAGTTATCCATTTGCTGTGATGCGCCTGTTGGCGCTGACACGCCCGGCAAAATTCTTTAGTTTGTTTGCAGACCGAGATCTTTACAAGTACAGTACAGAATTTGAACAGTACCTGTACAATGGTCGATATCGACTAGATGCCAGTGGTGTCCAGGTATACGGCGGCAACGTTAACATATCAACCGGTGTTGTCACACCTGTCAGCAAGGCCAGTTATATCAACTGGATCGTTGACTACAATCAACAGCTAGGTATCAATTCAACACAGGCACTAGAAGAAGCACTAGCAAATCTTGACGTGCGATTGTGTTGGAGAACTGCAAGTTTCACAGATAAACAATATCTCAAAATATACACAGAGAGATCCAGTCCCGACAGTTTGAATTCAAGTTTACTGTTGCCCGACGAAAGTTATGACTTGATGTTGTATAAAAACTCACCATTTGCCACTGTGGCATATAGTGCAGTGATCATTCAGCTGACCGATGCAGGATATGCAGTATTTGGATACAGCACAATTGATCCGTACTTTGACATTTATGCAAGCCGCACCAGCGGCGAGTTGCAGACCATCAGTGCCGGCGGCAGCACAGTGCGTGTTCCAAAACAATACACCAACGATATTGTGCAAGTTCCATATGGATTTGTGTTTACTAACCAATCAAGTGTGGTTGATTTCTTGTTGAGCTATGGACAATACTTGACCACTCAGGGTCTAGTGTTTGACACACGAGAAAACGGTTACACACTGGACTGGAAACAGATGGCCAGCGAGTTTCTTTATTGGGCAAATCAAGGCTGGGCTGTTGACAGTTTAATTAATTTAAATCCGGCAGCACTGCAATTGACTGCGGAAAGACCCGGAGCAGTGGTTGACAGCATCAGTGTTCAAAATCCAGAAAACATGTTGTTAGATCAAAACCGTACACCGTTTGATGCTAGAAATTTGGTAATTGAACGATTAGAAAATAGATTTACAATCACGGGCACAAACAATCAGGCAATTGCCTATGTAAAATTACAATTTATCAACTATGAGGACATTGTAATACTCAACAATGTCAGTATCTTTGCTGACTTGATCTACAATCCTCCAACAGGCGCACGACAGAATCGTGTTTATGTCAGTGCTATCACCACCACTGAGTGGAACGGAACACTAAACGCACAAGGATTTGTGCTTAATCGGGACAATGTCAAAGAGTGGGCACCAAACATCAAGTATGCCAAGGGCGAAATTGTTCTTTACAAAAACCTCTATTGGTCTGCACAAGATATTATTCAGCCCAAGCGAGAATTTGCCTACTCTGACTGGGTCAAGAGTGACTATACCAAGATACAAAAAGGCCTGTTGCCCAACATTGCAAACAAAGCAGACCAGTTGGAGAACAGTTACAACACACAAACTGCGAACCTTGAAGGCGACAACGATCTATTGAGCTTTGGCCTAATTGGATTCCAGCCAAGAGATTATATGGTTGCGTTGAATCTTGATGACACCAGCCAGGTCAATCTGTATCAGCAATTTATCAGCACCAAGGGCACGATACTAAGTGCTGAATTGTTCACCGGTGCCAGACTTGAAAAAGAGTCTGCAGATTATCAAATCTACGAAAACTGGGCTGTACTTCGAGGCACGTACGGAGCAAACGCAAATCGCAGTTATGTTGAGTTACGATTAAATGAAGCACTGCTACAAAGTGATCCAGCCACTGTGCAAATAATTGAGCCAGGCGAATCAAGTTTGGCAAATCAAACTGTGTTGTTAAATGATGTATGGCGTGAAAGTTATAAATTAACTTCTCCTAATTTCTTAACCACTACCACAACTGAGATAACTGACACAGCATTGCCAAGTGCAGGTTATGTCAATATCGACGACGTTGATATAACAGTATTCTCTTTAGATGATCCAACCAACATCAACGCAAACTTAGATACAATCGGCAACGGTACAAAAATCTGGGTCGCAAAAACCAACAGCTTTGACTGGAATGTATATCGTGCCACTCAAGTGCCAGGCAGAATCTCCCGTGTAACTGACAACCTTGATGGCGCCAGTCTAGTGACATTCACACAGATACACAACTTATCCATTGGCGATATATTAATTGTGCGATTCTTCAATGACTCTTTCAACGGTGTATATCGAGTACTGACCACTCCTACCCCAACCACTCTCACTGTGGCCTACACATTCCCCAATGGCAATCAAACTGTGATAACCGGTTCAGGCATAGGATTCTATCTTGACACCATGCGTGTTGCACAGGCCAGTGACATTGGCACACTGTCCTTTGCCAACGACTTGGTTCCTGGTGCCATGGCCTGGGTGGACAATAACGGCGCCGGCCTGTGGGAAGTGCTTGAAAAACAAGATGTTTTTACAGCCGGTATAAGACTCAAACCCAGTGGTGCATTGTTTGACAGTGGCTATGGTACAAGTATCGCCCAAGCATACGAAAATATTGCAGCATTGGTTGGCGCACCCACATACAATTATGGCGTTGGAGCAATTTACCCTTATGTGCGTGGACCACGTAATATATACGAAGCAAGCGCAGTGCTAGAACTGGGAACTGCTGACACCGCAGGCTACGGTGGTGCATTGGATATTGGTTACCAAGACTGGGCCATCGCTGGCGCTAGTGAAAGTTATAGTGGTGCTGGTTACGCAGTGGTACTGTACCGAGCACCTGACGGTAATACATTCTTGCAAACACAACTGTTATTACCACAAGATGATCCAGGCTATACCACAACTGCAGGTGGGTTTGGTTCCGCCGTGGCAATCAGCCGAGACGAACGTTGGGCGTACATTGGTGCTCCTGAACAAGATGCAGTGTATGCATACGGTCGTGTTGATTTAGAAATACAAGAAATTGAATACATTGGCAACAGTGTTACTACTGCATTTAATTACAGCGATAATTTGGTGTTTGATCTAGCCGAGCCTGCACAGATAACCGTGACTGTCAATGGTGTAATTCAACAGTATAATGTTCAGTATACTCTAAATTCGTCAGCAGTGGTATTTAATAATCCACCTTTACAAGATTTACCAGTTGTGATAACACGAAATATGTTATCACAACTGGACACCGAAACCTATTACAATGTTGTTCAAGACTCCACAGACGGCCCGGGCACACTGGCAGCATTCACAGTTGACCGTGTGCGCGGAGCATATTCAGTCACACTGACCAGTCCTGGCATTGCTTATCAAGTTGGAAATACACTCACAATTGATGCAGCCACAATTGGTGGTGGAACATCGCCGGCAAATGACCTAACCATCACAGTGGACACAGTTGATGCTTTTGGATCAATAACCGCTTGGACGCCTGCGGGCTCAGGTGTTTCAAACACCTCTGTATTTGATCTAAGTACCACGCTGTACACTGCTACAACAATTAATTCTTTCAGTGTTCGTGTCAACGGAGTACTACAACGTCCCTACATTGATTATACATTTGCAGGAACCACATTGACTTTTGTTACAATACCAGCTGCTGACACCAAGATTGAGGTGGAAACTGGTTCATATTTTGCCTATGTTGAAACTATCACTGGTCCTGCAGGTTCTGGATTTGGAACAAGTGTAGCCACAGCCACAGATGGACAGCAGATAATCATTGGTGCACCAACTGATGTAAACAATTCTTTAATCAACGGCAGTACATACGTGTACGATCGCAGTGTTGCAAGATATCAAGTTGGCATTGGCGAAACAGCAACAACAACTTTTACACTGCCCGCCGGGTACAATACTCCAGTGTCAGTGACGCTTAATAATGCGTTCTTAACTGATGCTGATCAGTTCATTGGCGGACAATTCACAGTGTCTGGCAATACTGTGACATTGGAAGATACTGTAACATTGTCAGTTGGCGACATAATTGAAATTGCCAGCAACATATTCCAACTGGTACAACAGATCACAATTAAAACGCCATTTGATCAAGCAAAGTTTGGCCAATCAGTTGACCTGTGTCCAAACAATTGCAGTATCTACACAGGTGCTCCAATTGATGGCACTGTGTTACCAGGCGCCGGCAGTGTGCAACGCAATGTAAACCAAGCTCGCGTGTATGGTGTGATATCATCTCAGATTCCAAATCCGGTGTTAACTGTTGGCGATACACTGCGCATTGACAACTACGAAATTGTAATTCCGGCCAGCCCCAACAACACTGTTGCTGGAGTTGTTGCTGCCATTAACAGTGCCAACGACGGTGTTGGCATTCCCAATGTACGAGCCTCTGCTCCTGGCGATTTGTACTTTACTGCCAATGGTTTTACAAAAACATATGACATTGGTGTAACTTACTCACAATACGCCACTTACAACCCATTGGTATATGTCAACACCGTAATTCAAGTTCTCAATGTTGACTACACCTACAACAACAGCACTGGCGTTATTAGTTTTATTGACTATCCAGCGGCAGCTTCTGTCATACGTGTAGTGCAAGGAATACTAACACTGAGTGTCATCAACGCCGCGGCTGTATTGACAAACTCACGATTGACTGTGTTACCTGGTGTGGTTGGATCAGCATTTGTTGACTTTGGATTTGTGAATTATGCCTACACACAGACCATAACAAGCCCGGCGCCAACTGTTGATGCTAATTTTGGTGCCGAAGTGTTCATTGACACAGATGCCACAACCCTAGTGGTTGGTGCGCCAAGAGGCAACTTGTACCAACCAGTTACATTTGACAACAACACAACTTATTTTGATGACCGTAGCACAGTGTTCTCCACTGTGGTTGTACAAAGTGGTGTGACATACACATTTGATTATTTACCAAGCTCAACTGACTCTGTTACAAATCCAGGACAATTTGTATTTGGTCAACAAATGTACGACGACAACATTGTCCCACTTGATCAGTACGGTACTGCTATTAGTTATGTAACAGGCAAATTGTTGATTGGATCGCCCGGAAGCGATTTTGGAGACAGTAGTAATTCTAACTATGGCCGTGTTAGTGTATTTGAAAATACCAACAGAACACCGGCCTGGACAGTGAAACACCTACAACAGCCAGTGGTTGATATTGCGTTGTTAAATTCTGTTTACCTGTATGACAAGTTAGAATCCACCATCACATCGTATTTGGATTTCATTGATCCATTGCAAGGTAAAATTCTTGGTGTTGCAAGAGAAAACATTGATTATATTGGTGCAGTGGATCCTGCCAACTACAACAACGGTCCTGTCCATAACGTTGGTAATCCTTGGGCTGCCGCAAGAATTGGAGAAATTTGGTGGGACACTAATTCAGTGCGCTTTATTGATCCCAATCAAGATGATATTGTGTATGCAAGTCGTCGCTGGAGTCAGACGTTTCCTGGCAGCAGTGTAGACATTTATCAGTGGATTGAAAGTGATGTAACACCAGCCAACTACACAGGACCAGGTACTCCGCTCAGTGTTGTAAGTTACACCACTCGCTCTGAACTCAACACTGATAATATTTTTGCAACTCGTTATTATTTCTGGGTGCGTAATATCTCCACAGTGGCCACCACGGCAAACAAAAGACTAAGCATAAATGCCATTGCCAATTACATTGCCAACCCACGTGCCAGTGGAATCTCCTATCTGGCACCATTGAATGCTAGTACAGTGGCAATTTACAATGTGGTTGGTTTGATCAGTGCGCAAGATACCATTTTGCACGTTGAATACGACCGTATTAAAAATGATGACAATGTGCACCAAGAATACGAGTTGATTGCAGATGGTGTTGCTGACAGTTTCTTAAGTGCCAACCTTTATTTGAAATTACAAGATAGTCTAAGTGGCATTAACTTTACAGGTGCACAAGTACCTGATGTTGGACTAAGTCCTGCAGAACGCTACGGTGTTGAGTTCAGACCTCGTCAAAGCATGTTTGTTGATCGCTTTGCCGCGCTGAAAAACTATTTTGGATACGCCAATCGTATAATGGCAAATTATCCAATAGCCGAAACAAAGAGTCTCACACTGCTGAACAGCAAAGACACTGAGCCAGCCGCAACTCAAGCCTACCGTGCTGGAACATTTAACACTGGCGACACTTATACAATTTCCTATGTTGGCACAACTGACTTTACCGCAATCGGAGCAGCCAGCAACACAATTGGTGTTTCGTTTGTGGCCACTGGTGCAGGTCACGGAACAGGTACTGCTACATTTGTTAACTGGAACCTGCGTGTTGCTGACTTAACAGAATTGGGTTACCAAAATTTATCAATTGTTCCTTACGGTTATCGATATTTGGTTGCAACAGACTCAAGTAACCAAGGCTTCTGGACCATATATGATGTTATTGCCGGACCGTTGGTTGGATCCAAAGAACTCAGACTCCTTCGTGTGCAAAATTACAACACCAGTCGTTATTGGAGTTACATCAACTGGTACACGCCGGGTTACAACAGCACAGTAAATCCTGTTGCCACTGTGACAAACTATGCAGAACTGGCTGAGATAACGCTGTCTGTTGCTCCAGTTGGCGCCAGTGTCAAAGTAACCAATGCACCTGCTGGCAAATTTGAAATTTATCAGCGCACACTGACCAGTTGGGATCGTGTGGGACTTGAAGACGGCACCATTGAGCTCAGTGCAACATTGTGGAATTATGCACTTGGCAACTTTGGATTTGATGTTGAAGTGTTTGACGCACAGTACTTTGACCAAGAACCAGTGATTGAAACACGCAAGATTGTTCAGGCAATCAACCAACAGATATTCATTGACGAATTGGCAATCAATCGCAATCGTTCATTAATGTTGATGTTTGAGTTTATCATGAGTGAGTTTTCCGCTCCTAGCTGGTTGTTAAAAACCAGTTTGATTGATGTTAACCACAAGATTCGTTCGTTGCTGCCGTACCAGTCATATCGTCAAGACAATCAAGACTTTGTGTTAAATTACATTCAAGAAGTCAAGCCGTACCACGTACAAATTCGTGAGTTCAACTTGCAGTACACTGGTAACGATGAGTATCCAGGCGCATTAACTGACTTTGACAATCCTGCGTTCTTTGACAAAACGTTGACTGTGCCTCAATTCATTGCGCCGGTACTGTTACCATACACAGTGTCCGATGCCAATAGTCCTACCAATTCTAATGCTGACACTGCGTCAAATGCTGAGATCTGGACACAAACTCCTTGGGTGGACTGGTATAATAACTACACGTTAATAGTTCAATCGGTTGTTATCACCAACACCGGTTCCGGATACACTGTTACACCAACAATTACTGTTACTGGTGATGCCACTATTCCTGCAGAAATGACTGCTATTGTCAACAGTGCTGGACAAGTAGTAAGCATTGACATTGTGAATTACGGCAGTGGTTACATTACTACGCCAATCATAACTTTTGTAGGCGGCAACGGTTCTGGCGCCACTGCCGCAGTGGTCATGGGCAACGACCTGGTACGTCAGATAAAAACCACAATAAAATACGATAGATATCAGTACTTTTCTACCATTCAGGCGTGGCAAGCAAACGTGCTCTACGACAATGGGACACAGGTAAGATATGTGGATCGCGTATGGCAAGCAGAAAGTGGAGACAGTGCAGGTGTGCAAACTGCTACATTTGATCCAGCTGACTGGATCTTAGTAAATGCTGGCACATTGTCAGGCGTTGACCGTACTATGGGATTCTACACTCCCACTGTTAATCAACCAGGTCTGAGTTTGCCATTGCTGATTGACGGTGTTGAGTACCCAGGTGTGCAGGTTTTTGGAGTTGGCTATAATCAATATCCTGGCTTTGACACTAATCCATATGACTCGACACCGTTTGATGATTTGGCTTATGGTCCAGAAGGTCGTCCCACATATGATCAAACCATCTTGGATGCCATCTACGAAAGTCCATACACAGACCCATACTTGGGAACAAGACCCACAAGTATCAACGTGGAAGGCGGTGAATATATTGATGTATACTCAAGCTATGCTCCAGAAGAACTAGTGCCCGGTAGCGAATTTGACACACTTGATATCCGTGTTTACACCACACCTGGTGCTGATTGGGCACGTGATGGGCACGGTTTCCGCGCAGAAGTACGAAAGTTTACAGCGACCTCTGTCGGTGAAACCTTTAGTTTTGCCGGAGTAACACCTGTGCCTGCAACAATGTTAGTTGCAAATCAAACGCTAGGACTGGATTTGATCATTGACGTAGATTACACTGCTAACTGGGCAGAACAAACTATCACTTTGGATTCCGGTGTGGCAGTTGGCAACGAAATAGTAATCACATTGTACTCAATTGGCGGCGGCAATCAACTGTTCAAACAAGCATACAACGGCGCAGAAATTGGCAGTTCAGTTGTGGTGCCAGTGAAGTACTCGCTGATTGAAGAATTTGTAATTTTTGCCAATGGCATGTTGACCACAGACTACACATTTGTGGCCTACGGTACTACCAGTACAGAAGTGGTGTTTAACACTACATACACCATCAACGATTACTTGATGATAGGTGCCATTGGGCCAACAACTGTTGACGGAACACCAGTCGACTACAGCTGGTCTGTACCAGTTACACAGTATATCGCAGGTATAACAGGCGTATTAGAATACGACTTGACCAACAGTATGGAATACACCAACCCTGACAACCTTGTTGTCACGTTTAACGGTGTCCGTGCTAGAACATCTGCAGGCATTGAATATCTAGCAGATGGTACAACAGATTATCTGTTGCCAACCCGCTTGGGATTCTCGCAGTCAACTATTGCAGACAATGAAGTTCACGTGTATGTGGACAATGTTCCGCAGGTGTTGGGAGTAGATTTTACAGTTGAGCCATATGATCCTAATACTCCACGTGCTGTGATGTTTGCTGAGCCATTGACATTGGGTGAAAAAGTGTTGATTTGTGTTACAACTGGCACACAAGCATCAGTTGTTGGTACCCAATTATTGTTCAATGCATTCAATGGCATGGTACCATCCAATGGTGACATCATTGCAGTGACCAGCTGGAACGATACTCGTCAACAAGATATACTAACACAGGTTTATGTTGGCCCAGTGGAATCGACAGCACCTCCAGAGATTGTAGAGCCATTCAGCAGTACCAAGTATGATAATCCGCCCGGCGACGCTTCTGCTGATCCTGGACAATTTGATTATTCATCACCGCGTCCAGTTACACTTAATAATCTCTATCTAAACAGAGTAATTACTAACCCCGACCGCCTGTGGGTCACACTAAATGGTCTTCAGATATTTGTCAACGATGGATTCACTGTGGTCAACAACCAGATAGTATTGGCCAGCGGTTACATTATGGCTGCTAATGATGTTGTCATGATCACTGAGTTTACCGACAGTGTTGCGCCAGAAGCAATGGCATTCCGTATATTCCAAGACATGCGCGGAGTACAGGCAACATACCGCATTACTCCTGCTACAACAACATATCTGACACAGGCACTGAGTACCACTGATGATGTGATCTATGTACACAATGCGGCTGCATTGAATGAACCAAATTTAGCAACAAACATTTGGGGATTGTTAACCATCAATGGCGAGCGTATCATGTACCGTAACCGTGATACTGAGGCCAACACAGTGAGTGGACTGCGTCGCGGTACAGCAGGTACAGCCGTTGCTGACCATACAGCGGACACAGCAGTTTATAACATCAGCCGTGGCAATTTAATGCCACCGCAGTTCCAAAATTACGTTGTTTCTAATACAACTTACCCGTTAGTGGCAGGAGTGAACCTTGGCGATGGAGTTACTACATCATTTGTTGCTGAACTGATAGATGTGTCTGGTACAGACAGCACTGCGGATAATGAAGCAGTTGAAGTTTACATAGGCGGCCTACGACAATACGGTGGATACACAATTACCAATGAAAATCCAGTTACTGTGGAATTTGATACAGCACCTCCAGAAGGAGTTGAGGTAACTATTTTGGTGCGCAGAGGCGTGACCTGGTACGCACCTGGCATTGACACACCCAGCAACGGTGTAGCATTGCAAGATACTGCAACACAGGCCGCAAGGTTTTTACGGGGCGAATAAGCAAGGTAAATAAAGTATGAATCAAAGTACACGACCTCCGCAGCCAGCAGCACCGGCTAAGAAACCCAATGAAACAGGATCAATATCTGTTGAAGGGCATATTCGTATTTTTGACCCAAAAACCAAGGAAGTTATAGTGGAGAAGCGAGCATGATAATTCAGCCCGGCCTGGCCAAAATTGAAGGATTTATAAAAATCCACGACCCAGTTACTGGTGAAGTATTGGTAGACAAAAAGAACGCAATTCATTACGAAAATATATCTTATGCCATGGCTCAAACTCTGAGCAATCGCACCAGTGCCCAAGGCGGCGGCTGGATATACGAAATGGCGTTTGGTAACGGTGGAAGCAGTGTGGACCCCACTGGTATTATTACCTACTTGCCGCCCAACACAACAGGGCAAAATGCCACATTGTATAACGAAACCTACGCCAAAGTAGTAGATGATAATTCTGCGGCTGACACTGACAGTGCCAATAACAAAATGACAGTGCTACACACAGCTGGTAAAGTTTACACAGATATTTTAGTAACATGCCTGTTAGACTACGGCGAACCAGCTGGGCAACAGGCATTTGATAACAGTACAAACTTCAATGGTGAGTACGTGTTTGACGAACTAGGGCTTAAAACATGGAACGGATCAGCAGATAATTTGCGTCTTATCACCCATGTAATATTTCATCCGGTACAAAAGAGTTTGAACAGACAGATACAGATTGATTACACGATTCGTATTCAGACACTAACAAACCTTAGTGCGGCATAAATATAGAGATATAATTGCATTATAAATACAATTAACGGAGTAAGATACAAATGGCATATACAATCAATCTAACTGATGGTACCTTATTTGCTACTATTGCAGATGGTACTATTAACACTTCTAGTAACATGGTACTAGTTGGTAAAAATTACGCTGGCTACGGTGAATTTTTAGACGAAAACTTTATCCACTTGTTGGAAAATGCGTCTAACACAACTGCCCCAACCGCACCTTTAACTGGTCAACTTTGGTGGGACAAAGCCAATGGATTGATGAAGGTATACAATGGCTCTGCGTTCAAAGTAATTTCAGCCGCTACTGCATCATCTACTGCGCCAACTGGCAATGTACAAGGCGCCTTGTGGTACGACAGTGTTAATCAACAGTTGAATGTCTGGACAGGAACTGCCTGGGTCATAGTAGGCCCTGCATTTACTCCAGGCACAGGCACAACAGGTGCTATTGTTGCTACAATTACAGACAACACTTCTGTCAGCCACGTGGTGATTGAATTGTATGTAAACGACAGCATTGTGGGCATTGTCAGCAAAGACGCTGCGTTTACTCCACAAATTGCACTTTCAGGATTTCCAACAGTGCGCCCCGGTATTCAATTATCCACTCAGGTAGGAGCACAGATTCCCTTGTTCCAAGGCACAGCAACCAATGCCGAAACGCTGGATAGTCTTGACTCAACTCAGTTTTTACGTAGCGATGCCAATGATACCACATCTGGAACATTGGGTATTTTAAACAACACAGGTCTTACTGTGGGTGTAAATCAAGACTTCCGTATTGGCATCTCTGGAACAGCAGCAACCTTGTATAATCAAACCAGCAATGGTAACATTGCATTCAATGTCAACATTGGCGGAACACCCACACAGGTAATGCTGATCAATGGTGCAACTGGTATTGTGTCTGGTGCCAACGGCATCTATGCCAACTACGCCGACGTTGCAGAACGTTTTGCAGCCGACGAAGTACTAACAGCAGGAACAGTGGTTGAACTGGGCGGTGCCAACGAAATTACCAGAGTCACCGCAGAATTAAGCGAAAGTGTGTTTGGAGTCATAAGTACACGAGCAGCCTATTTAATGAATGCCGTTGCTGGGACTGACGAAACTCACCCTCCTGTTGCGATGACAGGTCGCGTTCCGGTCAACACCATCGGTGTTGTGCGCAAAGGAGATAGGCTTGTATCTGCCGGAAACGGACTTGCTCGAGCTGCCCAACCTGGCGAAGCCACAGCATTTAATGTTATTGGCAGATCTTTGGACAACAAGGCATCTACTGAGCAAGGCACAGTAGAAGCAATTGTAAAAATTAATTAATAGGACAATAAAATGACATATACCGCAGGAAGCCTGATAGTAGCAACAGACTATAATGGATTTGTTAGCACCAATGGCTCAAACGTAAACGGGATCTGGTCCACAGGTGCTACCACATTTGGCTACGGCGAAGCTGCACTTAGCACAGTAAGCGCAGCCGCAACAATTACCGCTTCACAGTGGTCAACATTAAACAGTAAAGTTTCAGCAATGGGCAGTCACCAAGGTACCACCATTACCAGCAGAGCAAATCCTGTTGTTGGCGATACCATTACAATTTTAGCCAACATGAACACTGACATAACAAGTCTTACTACCAACCGTGGCAATGCTGCTGCCAGTGGCGCACAAACAACTACATTCTCGGGCACAACCAGTAAAACCACTGATACAGGTAGTGGATCAGCTGCCTGGACAATTACGTTTACTCACACCATAACCTGGGCCAGTGCCAATGCTGCTCGTTATTTCTTCAACGCTGGCGGACGTATTAAATGGGAAACCAGCAAGACTTCAACTGGCAATTTAGCAGATGCAGAATGGAATGACTTGGCCAACACACTGGTTGGTGACATATTCATCACCGGCGGCAGTGCATTTGGAACACAAACTATTGCTGCCTCTAATTATACCGGTACTACCAAATCAGGCGGTACAGGCACACCAAACACATTGGCCACCACAACTGGCTGGTACAACTTGCTCACAACCGACACATTAATTTATAAACAATTTGCAGATACTGCTCCGTACACAGGACAGTTTATTGCACTAAATGCCAAAACAGCAGGCACAGGAACACAACTAGTATTGACCACTACCTGGGTCGATCCAGGTGGGTCTGGCACAGGTTCCAGTGACGTTATCACTGGTGGTACTGCTACAGCATCACCATTTACATCTTTTGGAACAGCGCCTACCACATTGGTCACGCTGTTTGTTCCAAGTTCCACTTACCTAACCAGCGCCGCCTGGGGTACACCAACTATTGCAGCCGCAGTTGCATAATTGAACTGTAGCGGTTTACCAAAAGGGCCTCCGGGCCCTTTACTTTTATCTGCATTTCCTGTATAATAATCAATATGAATACTGAACAACTAATTGCACATGGGCGTGCTCGTTTTGATCATGTGGCTGCCCGGCGAATGCTTAAAGAAAAATATCAAGCCCGAATGATATTTGCCTACTCTGGTGGTATGTGGTGTGCTGGACCAGAACTCTTAAACATCTTAGCCACTGTGCCTCTGGGTGATGCAGTGCTGTTAGACTTGTATGAAACTCCGGTACTAGTTCGGCCAGAAGAACTGCGCGGCCGGGCCATGCAACGTTGGCAAGAGCAAATGAACGCTTGGTTGATCGAATACGAAGAACTTAACAAACAACGATGACCACTGGTGCATTGATATTTGCATTTAACAACGAGCAAACTGATTATGTTTCTATGGCAGCATGGTCTGCCAAAAACATACACAGGCATCTTGGAATCCCTGTGGCTGTTGTAACTGATTATGAAAACCCGCTAGGCGACTTTGATTATGTTATACCCGCTCAAGCACAAAGTGGTGGTCAACGTTATTTTTCAGATTATGATACCAATGTAACTTGGCATAACACCAATCGTATGGATGCGTACACACTAAGCCCCTGGAATCAAACACTTGTGTTAGACGCTGACTATGTTGTAGCAAGCAATCATCTGTCTAGTATATTAAAAAGCCGTCAAGACTTTTTATGCTATCGTTGGGCCCGGGATGTAACAGGATTGCAAACTTTTGAAGACCTGAATTATTTTGGCAATCATCGTATGCCCATGTGGTGGGCCACAGTAATGATGTTTCGTCGTGGTAACAGTGCAGAATTGTTATTTGACACAATGCAAATGGTACGAGATAATTGGATGCATTACAGGAACTTGTACAAAAACTCTAATCCAACCTACAGAAATGATCATGCTCTCAGTATTGCGTTAAATATTCTAAACGGTCACACACTGTGTGTCGATGCGATTCCCGGAACATTAGCCAGCCTTACTCCTGAACATCGGTTAACTCAACTCGATACAGACGCATACAGAGTAGACTTTTTGACACCAGACAAAAAATCACGATGGATTACATTAACGCAAGATTTCCATGCCATGGGCAAACAACAACTAGGAGAGATCGTTGCCAATAGTCGCTGAACGTGGATACCTAATCCCGGCCATCAACACAGACACAGTGGATTATGTTGCCTGTGCTGAACAACTGGCTGACAGTATACGTGCTTGGCATCCTGCAGCCAACATAACTGTGCTGACAAAAGAAATGTTGCCGTATGGTGACCAGGGTGGATATGCCAATGACTGGCAGGTGTTTCGTGCAAGTCCTTATAGACAAACTATTAAACTAGAAGCAGACATGATTGCTGCCAGTCCAGTTGATCACTGGTGGACCATGTTTGAAAAGCGTGACGTTGTGATCAGTCAAGGCTGCAGAGACTTTTACGATCAACCTGCTGTCAGTAGATACTATCGCCGACTGTTTGACGAAAACAATTTACCTGATGTGTACAACGCAATAACCTATTGGCGTGTAAGTAAAACTGCACAAGATTTTTTCAATCTAGTAGAGAAAATCTTTTCAAACTGGAGTTCTTACAAGACTTTGTTAAAGTTTCCAGAAGAAGTTCCCAGCACAGATGTGGTATATGCCATGGCCGCACAGATCATTGGACCTGACCAGGTTACACTGCCATTGGGTCTTGGGCCAACCATTGTACACATGAAACAACATGTAATTCCTACACATACCGACGATTGGACCAAAGAACTAGTGTGGGAAAATACCGATCCTGGTGTGCGGATTAACACAGTGGCACAGCACGGTTTTGTGCATTATCACAATAAAGATTGGAGATTGCTTTGAGTAAAGAAGAAGATAAATTTAAAAAAAGTAAACGTCTACAAAAAGATGAGAATGCAGTGGCTCGACAAGTTAAGATTGCCAAAGCACACGGTATGACCAACAAAGACCTAGCAGTAAAAGAACCTCATCGGTTGGTCAAACATCATGTGATGGATTGTGGTAATCCACAATGTCCATTGTGCGGTAATCCGCGTAGAACACACAAAGACACATTGACAGCACAGGAAAAACGACTTTTCCAAAATGTTGACAAAACAACAGATAGGCACTCAAACGGTATTCCGCCCGCAGATGAATGAAACAACTGAAAATTTCTGGAAGGCCTGGGCCGAACCAGTATCGGTTCCTGCACCTATATTCTTTAGGTTGTATTACAATCAGCATGGCCAACCAGTATCTTACAGCATGGAAGACTTGCCAGGTAATTACATAGAGATCGATGCAGAAACATACACACGAAATTCGTGGCATGTGCAAGTAATCAATGGCAAGTTAGTACACATTGTGCCAAAAAAGTCCACAAGTAAATTGAAGCCAGGCAGCACGGGAACTGCTTGTGCACCGGACAATGTTTCTGTTGTTGTGCCAGAAGACCAATCGCATATTAAATGGAGTTTAAAATCAAATGAATCAAATTGATGTAGCAGA